CTGACGTTAATGAGGAAGGCGACCCAGTTGGTACTCCGATGACCTCGGATTTCCTAACTGTAAATGTTAACAAGTTCGCTGGCGCATCGATCGTGTCATGGGAACTCATTGACCGTTCATCGCCAGCATTCCTAGAGGAATTGCTACGCGAAATGTCCGCAGCTTACGCAAAGGCAACTGATCTTGCAGTAGTAACCGGCCTACTTGGCGGAACTGATGCAACAGCAGTAGCAGGAACAGCAGATGGCCTACAGTCATTTATTTCAAAGGAAGCCGCTGCCGCATACGCAGGTTCAGGCAACTTTGCTCGTAACTTGATTGCTAACACTACAAACTGGGCTGCAATCATGGGTTACCAAGATGGCGCAGATCGCCCACTTTACAACGCCGCTGCACCACAAAACGCATCAGGCAATGTAGGCCCAACAAGCATCGTAGGAACTGTATTAGGCACAAACCTATATGTAGATCCACACATCGGTGCAGGTGGCGATGAGGGCATGATCCTTGTTGCACCAGAAGCTGCAACATGGTACGAAAGCGCCACGCGCCAAGTGCAAGTTAATGTGATTGGTTCAGGCCAGATTGAAGTTGCAATCTACGGTTACGGCGCATTTGCACTTAAGAAGCCTTTGGGCGTTCGCGTTTACCAACAGAGCTAGAACCCCAAGTTAGAAGTGTGGGGGGTGCGGCCCTGTGCCCCCCACACACTTACAAGTTAGGAAAAGACAATGGCACTAATCACTTTGAGTGAACTCAAAGCAGTATTAGGTATTGGCGACATCTACGCCGATGCAATCGTTCAAGCCGTTGCCGATTCTGCCGAAAACATCATCTTGTCTTATTTGATTTTTGATGATGTTGCTATCAGATCAGTTAAATTAAAAGACAATGTTGCGACCTTTTATTGTTTTGAAAACACATTTGTAACTGGCCAAGCCTTAACTGTAACTAAGTGTGGCGCACCATTTGATGGATCTCGCACAGTCTTAGAGTCTGGCTATGATGCCTACGAAGTACCGTATTTCACAGCTGCAATCACAAATGCAGACATAATTCAAAAGCAAATCATTCCAAGTGGCCGAGCAGTATTAACCAGCCAAGCCGCTTTATATGATACGACACCAGAGGTCCGAGAAGCCGCTATGGCGGTCGCATGCGACATCTGGATCACTCGTACAGGAACTCTTGGACAACAAGGTGTGGACTTTCAAAGTCCTGCACCGTACCGCCTAGGGCGTTCTATGCTTACTAGAGTTTCAGGCCTACTAGGCAAGCACCTAGACACCCGAGGCTACCTTGGCTGATCTAGCAACATACCGGGCGAACCTTGCCGCAACTCTTGCAGCTGCTGGTCGGGTTGTTTACTCATACCCAAATGAAAACATCACGCCACCTGCCATTGTGCTTGTGCCGGGATCTCCATACATCACTGTCAGTGCCATTGGTGGTGCTCGTTGCAATGTGCGCTTTGACATCACAGTCATTGTTAATGCAGCTGATAACCAAGCAGCTCTAAAAAACTTGGAAACTTTAATCTTTAGTGTCACTGATCTACTAGCCAATAACATCTCGTTTTTGGGTGGATGGTCACAACCCACAGTCCAGCAAATCGGAAACGCCGACATGCTTATCAGCCAACTCAACATAGAGATGGTCACAACCAACTAGAAAGGCAAGTCATGCCAGCAACATACATAACTGGTCGGAATCTGACTTTGAGCATCAACTCTGTGTCATACGCTGACCAAGCATCAACCGTTACACTTGAAATGGAAAACAACCAGCAAGTGCTTGAGGTTTTATCAGGTCGCGCCTACAAGACCGTAGATAAGACCGCCACACTAAATGTGGAACTATACCTAGATGACACATCCAGCGCTGGCATTATTTCAGCTCTATGGGATGCAGCATCAAGCGCGCCAGATACATCACTAACATTTTCTTTTGATGTAAACGGTGACACATTTGCTGGCAAAGTATTCCCAGTATTTCCAACCGTTGGTGGCGCTGCCACTGATGTACTAACCACCAGCCTCAGCTTTGTTGTTGAGGATGGATCAGTAACCCGAACATAATCGAGAGAACAGGGCAACCATTATGCAATACGAAATCAAAACAAAACAGGGCACTAACTACATAGTGAGCGATGACTCGGCTTGGCTGTGGATCGAGATCGAACGTGAACTCGGATACACAGTCACTCAAGCAGCTGAAAAGATGAGCCTAGGTTCATTGGATGTGATTACTTGTATGTTATACAAGGCGGCAAGAGCAATGGGCAAAACCCAAATGCCGAACCAACAAGCCTTTGTAACTAACGAGTTCGACTCATTCGAGGTGATTGAGGAAAGCCCAAAAGAGAGTTAAGGGATTTGCTGGTGCGAATAGCAGTATCCACCGGTATTCCCTTAGCAGATTTGATGGAGTGGTCGCTCGCAGACATTAACACAGCGGTCACGCTAATTAGGGAAAGGAATGGACATGGCTGATACAAGATCTACCATTAAGATCCAACCTGACCTTAGAGATCTCAGAGGTTTGCTTAAAGCCCTAAACGCTATGGATGATGCAAGCAAAAAAGCATTGAAAGATGACGTGGCAAGCATTAGTGCTTGGACAGCAGGGGCGATCAAAACCAGTGCTTATGTTGGATCGCCAATGCCAGCACAGACAGCAATCGTGGCCAGTACGGTTCGAGCAAATAAAGACCGCATCCCAAATGTGACGATCGGTGGATCGCGTGGCCGAGCATCAGGCGGCGCAAACGCTGGCATCCTTTTATTCGGTAATGAGTTTGGATCGGATCGCAACACTTTTGGATCGGCTGGCAATTTCCCAAATGGCGGTTACAAGTTTCCAGCACGCACTCCAAGAGAGGGTCGCGGCAACAAGGGGTATTGGATTTTCCCTACCTTGAAAGCATTACAACCAGAAATCACGCGCCGTTGGAAAGCAGCAGTAGGCACGGTATACGGCGAATGGAGTCGGACAAGTGGCTGATGTAAGGACAATGAAACTGAACTTGTTGGCTGATGTCGCCAAGTTTGGTAAAGGTTTGATGGAGGCAGAGAATGACACAAAATCTTTCTCTAGCAAAATCGGCAAGTATTCCAAGGCAATGGCAAAGTCCTTTGCATTTGCAGCAGCAGCTGCTGGCGCGTATGCGATAAAGATTGGCATAGACGGGGCTAGGGCAGCCGTTGAGGATGAGGCTTCACAAAAGCAACTTGCTGAAGCATTAAGAAACACTACGCAAGCCACTGATGCCCAGATTAAATCCACCGAGGATTACATTACAAAGCAACAAATAGCCTTTGGCGTAGCCGATACTAAGTTGCGCCCGGCACTGGCTAATCTAGCCCGAGCCACTGGCGATGTAGGCAAAGCCCAGCAACTCACAAATCTAGCGATGGACATCTCTGCAGCTACTGGCAAGGATCTTGAAAGCGTATCGCTCACACTTAGCAAGGCTTACAACGGCAACATTGGGGCGCTCACAAAGTTAGGCATCCCATTAGATGATGCGATCAAGAAATCTGGCGACTTTAACCTAGTCCAAGGTGAATTGGTCAGACTATTTGGCGGCGCTGCCAAAGCCAATACCGAAACTTACGCTGGCCAGTTAGCAATCGTCACCGAACGTGTCGGCGAACTCAAGGAATCTATCGGTGTGGCATTACTGCCAACCATGAAAACTTTGCTAGAAAACGTAAACCAAGTAGCCAAAGGTTTCAGTGGCGATGATCCCGAGGGATTAAGCCTACGCGCCAGAGAACTAGCTGGGGACTTTTCAGGTAATGGCGCAAGCAGCCTAGGCGGATCACTTAAAGCAGTTGCAGATGCCTTTGCAAAACTGTTTACTACAATCACGGAGGATGGCGATGAGTCCACTAGCACTTTGCAAACTTTTGCCAATGCCTTGGAATCAGTTGCTAACGGCATTAACGCAATCACTCGGGCTTATGGCAAAGTAGTTGCGCTTGGCGACAAGTTTAGAAATAGCATCGTTGGCCAATTTGTTTATGCCGAGGGCAGGTTCGCACCTAAAGAGGAAGCCCGAGCAGCTGGTGGCTCGGTTATGGCTAACAAGCCCTACAGAGTTGGGGAGTTCGGACCCGAAACCTTCATACCTGCTGGCGTATCTGGCTCAATTCGCCCGGACTCTGGCGGTCAAGGCGTGACCATAATCATGAATGGTGTCATTGATGGTGAGTCTGCTCGCCGTAGCATTGAACGCCTATTACAAGACTCCTCAAGGCGTACAGGGGCAGTAAATCTAGTCGGGGCTACATTGTGACAACCTACGACCCGTATCCGACTGTGACCTTTGCAGGCGCTACAACCTACGCTGACCAGACAATCTCATCTATCTCAATTCGCAGTGGCCGTAATGACGTAACCGAGCAACCGCAACCGGGCTATGCATCAATTAGGCTTTGGACCGATGCCAATGATCCGTTGGATGTGGCATTAAGTCAGTCAGTCTCAGTAAGCATTGACAAAGGCACAACAGGTACACAAGAAATCTTTTATGGCACAATTTCTGACATTGATATAAGCCTTGATGCCTATGGTTCAGATGGCTCAATCGCCGTATACTCAATCACAGCCGTTGGTCCACTAGCGCAGCTAAATCGCCGCCGAGTCGGCGCGGCTGGATTTGCCAAAGAAAATGACGGCACAAGAATTTTGAACATCCTTAGTGAAGCATTCCTAACTGAATGGGATGATGTCGCGCCAACTCTTACATGGGCAGGATTACCAGCTGGCGCAACTTGGGATTCCTATGACGCAGTAGGGATTGCCTTAGTTGATAACTTAATTGCAAATGTGGATGTGCCGGGACAATACGAATTACAGGCATACAATGACGGCGATGGCGATGCTTACACATTGGCCGTACAAGCTGCTAATTCTGGTCGAGGAGTGCTTTGGGAGGGTCAAGATGGAGACCTGCATTATGACGATTACTTAGCCAGATCATCAGCAACACCGCTAACTCTCACAGCTGATGACATTCTTGCCCAAGGGCTACGCACTGCCGCGCAATGGGGCGAAATTGTTAACGATGCCATTGTGACTTATCGAGCAGGTGAAGCCGAGGCCAGAGATGAGCAGTCAATTATTCTTTACGGTCAATTAACTGGCACACGTTCAACTCAGCTGCACAACTTGGTGGATGCCGAAGCACAAGCCGCCGACTTTATTGAGTCACGCGCATTCCCACGAATGTATCCAGAGCAAATCACAGTGCCATTGCACTCGCCAACAGTTAGTGATGCGACTCGGGATGCCTTGGCTGGCGTTTACAACGGTTTACGCATAGACACAACGGCATTGCCACCAGTCTTTGGCACAACTTTTGATGGCTTTGTTGAGGGCTACACATGGAATTTGACCCGATACACCGCTGAACTGGCTTTGACTTGCTCGGCATATTCAGAAACTTACTCATCGATCATCTGGTATCAAATACCACCAACCACAACTTGGGCAGGGTATACTCCAAGTACACAAGAATGGCAGGATCTATAAATGGCAACCGTGACCCCAGTCTATAATTGGCCCGTTCCTACGAGCACAGACTATGTTAAGGATGGCGCGACTTCAATCGAGGCTTTAGGTGATGCTATTGATGCAAGCCTTAACAGCATTACAAGTGGCAAAGATGTGGGCATGGTTTTGATTAATGCCACAACAATAACTGCACAAACCACTGTCAACATAGATAACATTTTTACTAGCAGCTTTAGAAACTATCGTATCGTCACAGCCTTAACCACAATTGCTGGATCTGGCGGTATTTACATGAAAATGCGTGCAGCTGGTACTACAAATAGCAATTCAAATTACGCTTTTGCAGCTACTGGATACATATCAAACAACGCTGGAACTAACGGGTATTCTAATGGTCTTTCAAATACGGGATTTGAACTTGGTTATGTTGCTAATGCTTTAGGCGGCTTGTTTAGTAACGACATGATGCTTTACAACCCACAGCAAACCCAATACACAACTTTTACAAGTGATTCAGTCACTACCTTTAACTCAACAAACAATTACACATGGGCGAGTGGCGGTTTGATGAGCGTAACAACTGCCTATGACGGTTTAGCATTAAGCGGCCCTGCAAACATGACTGGTGTTATTCGTATTTATGGAATGAAGGACTAAATGGAAAAGCAACCTTTATTAGTATTAACAGTTGATGCCGAAACAGGAGAACAATTAGAGCGTGAATTGAATGCCGATGAATTGGCAGAACTAAAAAACGCTCAAGCCGAATCAAAAGCCCGAGAAGCTGAAAGAAAAGCAAAAGCAGCTGCACGAGCAAGTGCATTGGCCAAACTTTCTGAACTTGGTTTAACAGAAGCAGAAGTCTCGGCGCTGTAATGTCATTCTTAACTTGGTTTGCACATAGCCCCATTGCCTCATTTGTAAAGGTATTTGGTGCTGGTGTTCTGGGTTGGTTGCTTGTAAATGCGGACACTTTAGGCATTCACCCGGCACTAACTATTGGCCTTGTATCAGCATTACCGATTCTCATTAACTGGCTCAACCCTGAGTACACAAATTACGGCAGGGCCGAACTAGATGAAACCGATTAGATTAGGTATTGTCACATTCCCTTATGGGGCTAAATACAAGACTGGTGCATTACACAAGGGGATTGATTACCGCGCAAGTATAGGCACATCTGTTTACGCAGCTGTGGGCGGTACAGTCGTACACGCTGGCAAACACATCTACAAAAAAGGCTGGGGCTTTGCCTTTGGCCTACACGTCATTGTTGATAACAACCGCTTTCCAGACGGCACAGCGGGCCTTTGGGCTGGTTACTGCCATCTATCCAAGGTAGGCGTTAAAGTCGGCCAGCGTATCTCTAAGGGCGACTACATAGGATTGTCTGGCAATACCGGGCGGAGTACTGGTCCACACCTACATTTCCAAATTCTTTCCAGCCGTACTTGGAATCCAACTAAGCACAGAAACCCACAGAAATGGATTGATGCATGAGCCAATACATTAGCCGCAAATCTGATGCCTCATCAAAGATACCTACACAGACACTTAAAGCTGACGTATGGACTGCCTTAGAGGTAGACGGCCTACTGACCGTAATACCTAACGCTGACTCTGTTGCCGGGGCGTTATTCGCCGCTTACCTAAACATCAAGACACCTAAAATCGGTGGGGCTACTGAACTGACAATCCGCTGGACACGCGATCCACAAGGCATCAGAGACTCAACTGGCTACCAGACTATAAGCCTGAAAAAAGGCGGAACTACCTTTGTAAAGGATGTTTGGCTATTTCAATCTAAGAGAGGCCAGCCAGTTTCATTTATGATGAAAGTCAATGGCAAGGCCACCATTACTACAAGGGAAATTAAGTTGGCCATCTCATGAACGAATTAATCAATGCCGGGCAATTGGCAGCAGCTCTTATTGCGATCCTAACTCTTGGGGGAATGCTAGTTAAATGGGGCATAGTTAAACCAATAAAGGCCTACATAGACACCATGACTTATGCCATTCAGCCTTATGCCAATGGCGGTAAATCCTTACCAGACTTGATAAATAAGGTTGATGCCCTACATCTAGTGGTCCAAAATCACATAGACACAAGGCATGACACGCCTGTTTTCTCAAAGTGCTTGTGCGAGTCCTGCCTGACGTGCTAAAACTATTTATGTAACCGCCAAGGGTTACAACTAAGAATAGGAAA